CTACTTTTTGTTGATCACATTCCTCGCAGCACCATACCCCCCTGAATCCTCATAAATTTTTTGAGATTGCTGGCTTTGGCGTAATCGTTCTAACTGTTGCTGCTTCTTCAATTCGGCTTCGTGATTCGCCTTTATTGTCAGAACTCGCTGATAGTTATGCTCCAACGCTTCGGGTGTCAGTTCTGCGAGATTCATGGATTGACTGAGCTCATTGATGAATTGGCGCTTTTGTGGGTCTTCGCCTGCCCATTTCTGCACGGCATTTCCTACTTCACGATTGGATTGATTCTCACCTAATCGTCCATACACTTGATTAATCATCGATTTTCTTTCATCAAATCGAGCATTAACCACGGAAATATGCTCTGGTGTCGGTTCCAACAAGTCATTCAGCGCTGCAGTACGGTCTTTTTCAAGCTCGGTCACCGCCTCTCGCCACTGCTTATCCATTTCAGTGCGTGATTTTGCCTCTGCCACATTGAAAAGGTTGGCATAGTGCTCGTTGGTAAAAAACTGCTTAGCCATATGGATTTGGCCTGTTACGTCTTTCATTAACGCATCGAGCGGGATCACTTTTACGGCCTCTTGGCTACCTGCCAAACGGCTTTCGGTTACAGGCGCGGTTTTAGTCGTGCCATCCTCATAAGTCACTTTCAAACCGACCACCACACCCGGCTGATCGCCTTCGCGATTTGGATCAATATCGGCAACAAAATCATGACGCAGATACTCTTTATCCTTAATCACCTTACCCGATTCAGGATCTTTATCGCCAATCCCTTGCTTAACATTACGCTCAAGCAACACGCCCATCGATTTGGTAAATTGTGAGTCTTGGTAAGAAATAGAGCCATCAAGCACTTTAGGCATAGTCGATTCGATATCAAAGGCCGCCTGTACCACACGAGGTGTATAACGGCGCGGGTCGTAAGCACTGCCCTTAATGTGTTCCTGCTCAAACAAGGGATCAAGTTCTCCGGTTTCCATGTAACGTTTGAGGCTAGATTGAATTAGCGGTAAATTCTCCTGCATGTAAGCCATTTTCTTTTGCTGATTGAGCTGGTATTGGCTCAGCGCTTTCGCACTTTTCTGTGCATCAACCTGTACATCAAGTAGTCGATCACGCTGGATTCGATCCTCATTTTCTCGTTTAAGGCTATCTTGATAACGTTTATCGGCTTTTTCCGTTTCAGCCTGACGAAAAGCCTTCTCGTCTTGATAACGTTGCTCGTTCTTGGCTTCAATTTGAGAGAGTCTAGACCGCTCATCTTGATAGCGAGCCTCGTTACGCTCATCCAATTTCGCTTGGCGTTCATTATCCGCTTTACGCTGGTAGTAACCTTCTGCGACCTGAAATCCGCGGATTGCACCATCAATAGCGCTGCGTGTATCTAACTGCATTAGAAAAGCTCCCCTAAAATCAAACCGGCTGCCGCACCCATCGCCGCGCCCACGGGTCCACCCACACTACCCGCTTGCATGCCCGCCATCATACCCATGCCAGCCCCAGTGGTGACACTGGATAAACGCTTGGTACGCTGCGCCTCTTTGAGGCTTTGATTGGTTTGATTACGCTGCTCTTCACGTTGCGCCGATTCTTGCATACCTGCCAATGCACGTTTGCGGGTATCTGCACCTAAATTCAATAAACTGTATGCCATGATTACCCCACTTTAAGCTGTGATAATTTCCCCTTTGCGCCACCGCTGAGCACGCTCATCGCACGTTCTTGCTCGTTCTCACGCAAACTGTTCTTGGCCGTCACCTGTGCCAGAGAGAGCTTGGCGTCATCGTTAAGGTTGGTCTCTGCCCCAACCCCAAAACGTGCCATTTGGTTAACATTCGCAAGCCGCGCACTCTGTTGCGCGCTCGAAAAATTGGCTCCAACTCGGCCAAGTTGCTGTGTCAGTAACTCGCCATTTTGTGTTTGCTCTAAAAGCTGTTTTTGCTGCGGATAAAATCGCTCTAACCAGTCTTGATACATGGCATGAGTGATATTGGCATAGTTATTGGCCGCCGAACCTGAAACATTAACGCTCATCACTTACCCTCTGTTGAGTACATAGTTCTGATCCATGCCCGCTTGACCTTTCAGCGTCTTAGTATCGACATTGACAAAGCTCGTATCTGGCTTGGCACGGTTCATGTACATACTGGTTCCAATCCCAGCCAACGTCCCTACAGCCTGAGCATTCGCGCTACGTCGGTTAAACGCTGTGGCGGCATCGCTTGTGGCTTTTTTCAAAGAGAGCCGCGCGGTCTCTTCCATGCCAGCCAAGCCTTCGGCTTTCTGACCAGCACCGAGAGCGACGATATCTTGCTTACCCACCACATACTTGTCCTGCTCATTGACTTGAGCGCGGTTTACGGTATCGCCCTGAGCGAGAGTTTGGTCTGTCGCCAAACGGCTTAACGTTGCTTTAAATGTTCCGGAGCTCGGATCAACACCTGAGGCCACAAGATTCTCGGTGGCCGCCTCTCGCGCTTGGCCGTACTCGCTTTGATAATTTAAATCTGCCGCCTGTTTCACGTCGGCCATATTGGCCTCTGAGTTAAGGTTGTTCACTCGCCGTATGAAGATATCTTCAAACGCTTTGAGCTCTGTGTTGTATAAGTTCCACTCTTTCACCGCAACTTGGGAAGCGGCGATTTCCGCCGAGGTTTCCTGAATGCGGCCATCTTTTTTCCCACCCATTAGATCTCCTTGCACCAAGTCTCAACATCACCGGTTTCGATACAACTAAACCCACCGTCAATAAGGCTTACTTGCAAAGCTTTCACGGCAGTATTCAGCAGTAACCTCTTGGCCTTTACCCGCTTAGCTAACTGCTCTACCGTCGGTAAATGGCGCTTAAGCGCACCTTTTTGATTGCTCCAAGCAAACAGTACCCATACCTGCATTTCACCATTGTCCAAACTGGGCTCAAGGACGAAGAATCCCTCCTCCACCAAAAACAGCGAAGCCCTACCATTGAGTAGGGCTTCATCCACTTGTTTGGCGAACCAGTGCTGGTTGCGCTTCTCGGTCTGTTCCATCAACGGCAATACTCGAGAACGCCACGATTCGTATGACAGTTTATAAAGACTCATCGACAAACCATGTTGGTCTCAATGGGCGAGACTCTTCACGTAAATCGTAACGTCGCACCGCTTCGCGATAGGCCAACATTTCAGCAAGTTTTGGCGATGTCACTAACCGCTCTCCTTGATAGGTCGCCGTTGGCAACTCCATAAAATCGGTAGCCGCAAGTTCAGCGCGCGCCCAAGCCCTTTCATTGACCTCATGACCGTCAAGCCACGTTTGCCGCAGTGCCAATCGCTCATAATAAAGTTCATCGGAGATGTTTCCGGCATCATAAGCCGCCTTGAACGTGTGCCAGTCGGTCACTTCGCCTTGGAAGTAAAAGCGATATGGCTCTTTTTCAGTTGTCACCATCATGCCATCACCTTGGGTCAATACTATTATTGATAGAGGCCGACATGTTGACGATCACCGCACCATCGTGCAGCGATGTTAAACGCAGCCGAAAGCGTAAAGATTGAGAAGCAGAGTAAGTCCAGCCCGAACCCAACAGCGAACGACGACTCGCAATGTGCGCCTCTTCGACAGCATAACCGCTGCTTCCTCCTCGGTAATAAGTCAGCGCAAAACTCACCCCAGCCACATTTACGGTTGTACCTACCGCATTGGCGGTATCGGTTCCGACAATCCTTGCCTCGGCAACGACTCCACCACTGAGATTGATGGCCTGTACAAAGATTTGTAAAAAACCAGAGCCCCCCACTCTTGGCCGCCTCACCGTAAAGTTAAATACTCCATCTGGAATAGTGCGGTAACGTGCTCGGTTCATGGTGTTAATGGACACATCCCCTGCTGGGAAAAAATCCACCGGAGCGGTCGCACCATCACTGTAGTAGCTGGTTTCCGGCAAGGTCACACGAACCGATTCAGAGGTGACCACTAACCCGCCCCCTAGCGCAGAAGGGTAAGAGAGGCTGGTCGTCGCGTTATCCCCAAATGTGGTATAGAGCACTACCGATTGATAGAAGGTGCTGGCGATAATTGTCGCCCCTTTGATCACACCACCATTAATGGTGGTTCCTTCGATGTTGCCACGAAAATAACCATTATTGGCCTGTAAATTGTTGGTTTGTAAGAGGCCGTTTGAGTGAATAAAGGTGTGATAGCCGTTATAAGGACCACCCGCACCGAATCCTGCGTCACCACCTCGCAATTGACCGGTATGAATAACAGGCGAAGCGATTTCGATTCCCACCTTCACTTCATCGGCCACAATGGTTTGTGCTTGCAGGATCTGAATAGTCGCTTTTTCAATGATCGCTTTGGGGATCACGACTGCGCCATTATCAATCGCGAACGTCGGCACTAAGGTTCCGGGCTTATTGGGATCGTAGACAAAGAATTGACTGGCACTGACTGCCACTTGGCTGGTGCCATCGCTCTTAGCAATCAAACCAATCCCAGCGCTAATCTCGCCCGCTTGCGCTTTCGCTCCCCACATTGCCTTAAATGCCACGCTCCCATCTTGATTGATGGTCGCTATCGCTTGGGCATTGGTTTGCGCGGCGGCCTTGGCGTTACCTGCGGTGGCCTCGACGGTATTCACTCGCTCGGCTAATGCTTGATCTGCATTTGCAAACACCGTCGAGACATCAAGAAGTTTCGCTTCATTCAACGCGGCTTGCGCCTCATCTCTTGCCAATGAAGACGCATGAAGCTGAGTCACTTGAGCCGCGAAGGTTTCTGTCGCACTTTTCAATTGGCGCTGGATTTGCGCGATCAGCTCTCCCGAAGCCGCCAGCTCACTATCCAGTTGTTCCAGCAAAGTCTGTGGCGCTTTAGCGCTTATCTCTTGTTGCAAAAGTTGAATAAGCTCGGATTGTTTTAGCTGCTCGGCCAGCTCATCAATCACTTGACCAATGTTTTGCGAGGTTTCACCCAGTATCCCGTTTACGCCATGGTAAGGTCCCGCAAAATTCTTCGTATTGATGAAGCGAACCCAGTAATAGAATCGGCTCCCTGCGTTGACCACATCAGAAAACACATTAGCCGGCGTTGTCGCCACGACTACGGCTTGAGAAAAGTCATTGTGATTTGCCCGCCATACTTCAGCGTATGCAAATCCTCTAAATTGTGGCGTATCCCATTGCACTAAGATGGCAGTAAACCCACCAAAGGCTTGCACGTGGTGGGGTGCATGCGGGACTTGAACCAAACTCGGTGAAGATTCGCTGCTTTGATTCACATTCGATTGCGCGTTTTTCGCATTGAGCGTAACCACCTCTTTTTCGGTCACCGCTCGATAACGACCATCGCCACGTTGCCCAGTTAAAATCTCGACGTTTTCGTACAACACCTCCAGTGAACGTCCTGCCCGAAAAGGCGATCGCTTTGCCATCAGTACAACTCCGAGAGGCTATCTGCCATGACAATCCGCTCGACCTGACTGGTCCCTTCTACCTTGATTTGCCATCGGCTGCCGCGTACTGCGGGCAACCGAAATGGCGCGTGAGTGAGCTCGCCCTGTTCCAGCCTGAAAATCGCCTCACCATCGACGATGATCGTTACCCTTAAACGTTCAGGCGCGTTCGCTTCAAGGCGAGCGCAAGTCAAAAAGGCGTGCTGAGGAATAAGGAAAGCTTTGGTTTGCCATGTCATGGTGACCGGTTGATGACCTCGTTGCCAAGCGTTAAGCGTATTGCCCTTAGCAATGAATAACGTATCGTCATGCAAGTAGTGAAATGCACTATCCCAAGTATTCGATAAACGTGTCAGGCTTTGCGTACTTGGGTCAAAAATAAACGCTCCGCCTTGGTATTGAGCGATATATTGACCTTCAGCAACCCACGCTTTGATCGTCGTTGGCATGAAATTCTGCCAACTCTCTCTATCCATAATGCTTTCGGTGATGACAGTCGCACTCGTTCCCGAAATCGCGACTAGGCCATCCGGCGAAGCATACATCGCCATCCCGTTTATAACGACCAAGGAGGGGGCACTCACACACGCTTGCTCAACATTAAGGCGCATGCTGGTAACCATACTCGGTGTGACACCAGAAAAGAGGTACGGTTTGCCTTTAGTGACCACAACCAGTGACGTTTCAATCGGAGCGATGGCCACAATATCGTCATCCGTAACACCACGATGACTCTTACTCCACGCATAGGGCAAATAGGCTTCAGAGAACATCACCTCGTTACCCGCAAAGCCGGCGCAGATGCCATTCGCCATTGTGCACAGTCCCTGCATATTGGCATCGGGCATATCGTAGTCCCATGTTTCAAGCGGTGGTCCATTGACATTGCGTGCCGAATCTAAGTACTCGGTTTGGCTGATGGGAAGCTCAGCGACCAGTAAATAATCCCCAACTCCGCTTGCTGATACCGAACGATACAAGCGAGTATGAGTGATATTGTGCGTATTGACAGACATTGGCGCGAGTTGCACCGTCACCGTCGAGCCGGGTTTCTCAATCAATACGGGGACACTCGGCAAACCCGGTGCCCCTTCTTCCCCAAAGCGTGTCACGTAGGTTTGAATGTAGAGCCTGTCTTCATCATCGTAGGCGGGTAACTCGCCCTCAGGGGGATTGTCGCCGGTCGTCGCATCGACCTTAATCACAACGGGCTTACCCATAGGTCTTGGCACACCTAAGTCATACCACGCGGCTGGCATTTGACCTTGTGTAACCGCAATATCTTGTGCGGTCACCTTGGGTTTACCTTGCCCTGTCCAATAGACTCGTTGATAAGCATCTTGCGCCATCGGATTAGCAATCACACTCACGCGTTGAGTGAAGGTAAACCAATGTGAGTGTGCATAATAAAACAGCGTGACCGGTGACAGAGTCGCCAAGGTGCCATGCTCTTGATCTGAGCGCATCGGCGCAACCACGCCACGCTCATAAGTGCAGTCAAACGCCAGAGAAGCCGCTTCGTTTGGCAATAGATGAGACTCAAGGCGAGGTATTTCACCTTTCATTGTCGAGATCTCAATACGCATACGCTCCCCTTAAAAAAAACAAACCCTACGGCCACAGACCGCATCGGAAAATGACTCAATCTCTCTTTCTGCATTAATTGCCGCCGGTCCAGTTCGCCAGCTCATTCAGACTCACCTTGTATTCCACCGAATAACGAAACCATGGCGAAACGCCTTGACCCGCTAAATTCATAAATCTGACGACCAACCCATTACTGATCGGCTGCACAAAATAAGGTAAGCAAGGCTCTTCAGGGATGATCTGCGGCGCGAATGGCTCAGCCAGTAAAGTCGACCCAGAAAAGGGAAAGTAAAGGTTAAAATCATTGGAGGTTTGGTTTTGGTGCCGGCCATGGCTTCTCACCACGCCATCGCTGTACACCTCAACAACCCGCCAAGCACCACTGACGCCTGCGATGTTTTCTGCAAAGACTCTTTTCAGTAATCGGCGGCTCGACTCTTTACCCACCCAGAGGTACTCAAATTCAATCACCGAAAAACTGAGGCCACTGGCCGTTTCCGCCCTGAGTTTGCGCCCCTCTCCAAACACATAACTTGGGTAACATTGTAAAACGCCCTGCCAACCTATCCCCGTACCAGCACTGACATACACAGGTCTTGGCAGCGTACCTTCTGCCCCCAAGGCAGGCAGATAAAGCTTATTACCCCCCATTTTCAGGGTGCATCCCGAAGTACTGGGCTGGGCAAATGAGGCGCAAACAGGTCGCCAATACTGGGAAACATCTAGCTCGTTTTCGGTCAATTCCAAGGCAAACGCGAAGAACGCCATATCAAAGAAGGCAAAACTGTTGCCCTCATTCGAGCTGCATTCCAAGCGATTACGATGAACTTTGAGTAATCGCCCCAAAGCAGCACGAGCGATACTGTGGGACCCTAGACGAACTTTGCCGCGATTATTGGAGAGATCGATGGACCAAGCTCTACCGCTTCTAAATTCGGCCACCAACACGCGATTCACCTCATCCCACTGGTTATTCGCTATCTCTAGCGACCACTCATCCACCACGCTGTGACTCACACTGACCAATCCATCACCGAGGAAGTTACTCAACTGACATCCATCCACGCGAATATTGGGATGCATTGAGGCCGTGACCGAAGGATTGGCGTGTGCACGCAGCAATCGAGCTTGAGGATTTAACGACGTGAGCTTCGCACCTAAAATGGCTACTGAGCCGTAGTTAACCACTCTTTCCCCACTGGGAGAGTCGAGGGTTTCCAGATAACAGGCGTTCCCAGAGGGGCAGCTCAATACAAAGCTGCCCCCGCGAATTTGGATATTGCCGTAAGGAATAGGTTGTCCCGTCACAAAGGAGGAAGCGTTTGGGTAAGCGGCAATCAGCATTTCTGCTGTCCCAGAGCAGTTGACTATCTCTACATTGCCCCCACCCTGTACCTCGACAATTTTTGACACATCATCAAATAAGCAGCCGATGAGCAGACTGGGTTTGCCTTTGACCAAATTTCTTTGGGTGAACTTCACCGAGCCGATGCGCCGCAGCACACAGCCACTGAAAATCACACTCTGCGCACCCGTGTTATTGGTGGTTACCTGCGTACAATCTTCAAAGACGCAACCAATCAACTGAACCCCGTCCGTTCGCGACTCTAAAGCGCCCTCCACCGTATGGCTAGAGAGAGACGCGGCCAGTCGAATTGCAGCATCCCCCACTTTTTTAAACTGACAGCCGATAAACGCCGTATTGGTGGCCCGACGAATATATACCCCTTGCTTACCCCACTGCGGATTGCTGTCCTCTCGCTCACCTGTCAAGGAAAGACCAATAAAAGTGACTCCGTCGACTTGGGTATCCGCGCGACCAACCCAAAATGGGTATTCGGTCGCGCCAGACGTTCGAGTCAGTGCTCCACCAATCACTTTGACCTGATTTTTGTCGATGATGAGTGCAGAACTCGGCGCAACCATCGGCCTATCCAAATAAATGATTGAGCCGTGGGTCACCTGCTTATTGAGCCTATCGAGTCCTCGATAGACCGAGACGGGATCATTGGGATCTGTCACAAACTGGCTGGCATACAGCGTTTGCGTACCGATTTGCACAAAGCAACCTTGCCCCACACCCGACCAACTTAAAAATGTGTTTACCGTCTGCTCTTCGCCATCCCAAGCTTTTAGTGCATCCAGTGCTATGACCTCTGCGCCATTATGCTCCGAGAAATCTCGCTCACTATCGAACACAAATAAGCCGCCGCCGGCATAACTCCCCGCGTAAAACCCCGCGACAGAAAACTGTTTCCCGTCAGTCAGCTCATAGGTCGGCAGCGCTTTTAAATGCGAAACATGAATCACCGCAATCTGCGTCGCCGCTTCAGAGCGGTCGGCATGCAGCGCAGAGAGTGAGGCTTGTTCGGTGGCGATATGCGCCGATAGCGCCGCTTCCCTTGCTTTCGCCGTCGTAGTGATAGCATTCTCAGCCACTTGCAGCGCTTTTGCGTTAACGTTACTACTGAGCACATGGGCACTCGAATCCACACCAAAGAGCGCTTGAGTGTATAGATCCACCAGCTCTGCGGTGGATTTCTCGAGCGCATCAATCGTTTTCACCACTGCTTCCATCGACGGCGAACTCATTAACGTACCCCTTCACTGCTCTGGATCATCTGCGCCTTAGCATTATCGGTGGCCGTCTTATCGCCCAACGCGGTGGCAAAGGCTTGTAAATGCAACTGAGCTTTTTGGCCTTCCGCGGGATTTTGCGAATCTTTGTTATAGGCTCGGTACATCACAAAATCCGACACTACCCCTAAATAGATCTTAGGCAGTGGAAAGACATCGCTTTCGCTCACCACTTGTAACGAGCGTGAATAAACCAGCTCCACATTGACTGGTGCTTGAGGCGACGGGTATAAAAACAGGGTGGTTTCATCGAGCTCATTACGCGTCCAACAAACAGGTACCCCTGCGGTTTTACGCCACTCTGGATAGAGTTGATTGAGTTTATGAATATTCACAAACTGCGCCGCCTGTTGATTGATGTGGTTGACCGCCAAAATTTGATAGGCATCCGCCGGTAGACTGACCTGATAAGAACTTGATTCGATCATCGCCGTTGTTCGAGATAAATCAGGCCGGCGAATCACCATGGCTGAAATGGCATCATTCACAAAGTCCATCAACTCTGGGCGCGACCAGCGCACATGTCGAACATCGATGAGATCGCGCGCAACGCGATCAATAAGCCCTTTAATGGTGACGCTCATCAGAAGAACTCCCGTTGACGTACCGGATTGGTAAAGGCCTGTTGTTGACCCGTTTCTAAGCCAAAACGCTTAGCGCAGCGGATCGCCTCAACAAACCACGTTCGATACTCACGACCCAGCGATGGATTGTGCCAATCACTATCGGGTTGCAACATCAGACAATGGGCTGCGCCATAACAGATCGCTTGGCCATACTCATCCCAAAGCACTTTGGGTAAGGTCTGTGAGTCACGTTGTGGCTCTATCGCACAGTGGATGAAAAGATCTTTCCCCTCCCTTAGAAAGCGCAGCTCATCACGACTGGTTTGCAGATAATCAATACCTTTGATTAATGCCGAGCCTTTATCATCCACCACCGCCATCAACTCAGCGGTGGTGTACCGACCAACACTCGGTGAATTCAACTCAGAGCTACCCACAATCGCGACTACTTGGTGCGCACTAACCCTGTCGATTGTTCTCGTGTAACGCACAAGACCACTTTCTCGGCAAAACTCTTGCCCAGCTTGCAGCAAAGCACTGTGCAGTAATGGCGCAAGTACGACATTGACCAATTGTCGAAGGGTAGGCACAAACTGTTCGATAGCGATGGTTTCCATAATCACTCCGCGAGGTTTGCCGGTTCACTCTCTTCACTCATGCGACGCAGATAATCGCGCACTCGTACTCGAAACTCTGTCACCTCTTCCTGCGCGCCTTTGGGTGCTATATCGAGTTCATTAGCAGCGATCAGCGTCTTTAACTTGGCTGAGTTGAGCTTATCGAGATCCAACTCCTCACCATTTAGCATCACAACCATGGACGCCGCTTTTTCTTCTGCCTCCTGCATTGCTTCTTGCGCTGCCCGTTGATGAGCGATTGCTTGGGCCTTTTCATCCAGAAGCTTCAGATGATCCTCTAACTCCTCTTCCGTTATCCATACGCTCGGAAAATCCAGTAGCTGATAAGCCAAATCTTGTTCAACCAACACCGGCTTATGGCGCGGAAACACCAGCCTAGAGCCAGCGACCGTGTCTTTTTTCTTTGGCTTAGGCCCGATATAGACCACAGCAATTTTATGCGTCATCACTCTCTCCCAAAAATCAAAGGAGGCTCTTGGCCTCTCTCCCTACAGTGGCTGGGCTTAATACCCAACGTTGACGTACTCCGGCAAGATGAGAAGCTCGCCTGTGGCGACACCACCTTTAATGGTGACGTTCAGGATGCCCTTTTCTTTGAGGTACACGGGTTTGATCGGGATCTGCTTGGCGACTTTATTGGCGACCGCTTCCCCAAGCGCTAGGGCGATATCGTTGACTTTGATATCGACGCTGACCGAGGCTCCAAGCCCATTGGTCACCAGACGTACCCCCGTCAGCTTTAAACCAATCGGCAGCTCCAAGACAGCGAATACCGTGTCGATAGGCGTGTTTTTGGCGCTGAGTTTTCCTTCTTCAAGCGATAAATTGCCATGCGCCCCAACGTAGACGCGGTTGTTAAAGGTTTCACTTTGTCGATGAGTCATTCACGTTTACTCCACTACAGGTTCACAGCCGTATCGAGCGCAATCACCCCGTGATCGTTCACGCGCCCCGTTTTGTCTTTAAAGCGAATTTTCTTGGAGCCATTCATCCAATACACCGTGACTTCGGTACGGTTACCCGCATCCACATCTTCTTCGTGATAACGGAAGGATTGACCACCTTGCGTTTTTCCCCACGCGTATGCCAACGCCTGCCCGCCGAGTAACATGGCGCGATCTATGGTGGTGGCCGCATTGACTTGACGCACACTGGCTGCTTTATCGTTATTGGAAATCGAGACAACAGAACCAGGATTAAAACGGATCGGCATGCCTTTGTATTTGCGTACCAAGATATTGCCCCGCATCAGACAGTCGCCACGAAACACCGGATGATTAAAGTTACGCGAGCGGGAAATCGCATTCGCAGTGAGGTTTTGCCAATCTTTACCTGAGGTTGAGGTATAGAAGTCACTCCATTGACGTGGGGTAACACTCAGTAAATAGAAGGGCTCATCACCGGCCATCTTGTCGTCATTAAAACGGATTGGCTGCAGTGGATGAGGCATCTCTTCAAGGTAGAGACCGATATTATCCAATGTTTCAATCGAGAAAATATCCGCCGCATCGAGCCCTTCAAAGGAGGTCGCATCGCCCCCAAAGAAGTGGCGATCATACGTTGGCGGCAAGACATCATTGACCATGATCTCGGCAAACTCAGTATCACTTTCTAAAGGCACAATGATGTCATCGGTCGCATAATCCCCCCGCGCTCCGGCAAGGTGCACTGTCGTAACCTGATCTTGCAGCGTATTCACGTAATCCGGCAGTAAAGCTCGAGTGAGTTTACGCAGTGGATGGCGAGTCTTTTGCTGCGTCATCTTACCGCCAGAATCCACTTGATGACGGCCTTGGTTGATTTTCAGTGAGAAGTCCGCGAACTCTAAACTTTCACCCCGTCCAGCAATTCGGCGATCGCCCATGGTCGGCTTTTTCGTCAAACCATGCACAATCTGCATTTCTACCTCATCCCCTGCCGATTTACTTAAGTCGGCGCAGCGGACAATCGGAGCATGAGGTGAGGTTTGCTCATTGCCTTTTTTATTACTGGTCACACTCTGCGGCGCATCTTCGGTCAACATATTGGTAAACGAGCGATTGCGCAGGGTCGCTTTGAACAGCGCGGTTTCCTGTAACTTCACGCCGTCAGTAATGGTTGTCATACTTTCACTCCAATAAAAAAGCCCCAGCGTGTCAGCTGAGGCTTAGTGTTTGAAAAACGGGTTTAGAATCCAGCGTTATAAAGCAGTTGCTCGATTTGCGCTTCACTGAGAGAGTCAAACAATTTACCCAACTCTTCGTGATTAGCACTCTGTACCCGGTTCATCAGATCGGAATCCCCCGTGCGATGAGTATTGCCAAGCTCACTCGGTGACGCAGGCAAAGCGTTTTTCGCTTTACGGCTTGCTTCTTGCGCCGCGCTCAGAGCCTCTTGGGCTGACAATTTAGGTTCATCACCAAACGCCAGTCGTACCCGCTTACTGACCTCTTCAAATCGCTCGGCGTAGCTTCGATTCGCCCATTCAGAACTTGAAGCCAAATGGTCATCAATTTGCTGCGCGGCATTCCAACGCGCACCACCTTCACTCATCCACGACTGCAAATCCGCGTTTGCTTGTAGCGCCGTCGTCAACTCAGCGTTGTCGACTGGCGCGGCGCTTTCAGTCTCCGGTGATGTGGTCGAGGCCGCCACCGTGCCGCTAGAAACCAACGCCTCAATTTTGTTATTCATAGCCAAAAAGAAAGGGGCGAGCTCGGGGTAATCCTCCTGTAACGCAGCAAGTTTTTTTTCATCAATGGTGACATCTTCAGGTAAGTCAGCCGGCGCAACGCCCAATTCCTCGAGTTGTTTGTTACGCACATCAATCATGCGCTGCGCTTTTTCAAGCTGCGCTGAATGCGCTTTTAACTCTTCAAGCTCTTGGCGAAGCTGAGCTTTTTCTTGCCGCTCTCGCTCGAGCACCTCCATCGGGATAATGTGCTTTTGGTCTTTGGCAAGAATACCGTCTGGCTTTGCGTTAGGCTCTGCAGTTGGCGAGGCTGCATCGGTATCGCCGTCTAAACCTTCCACGCTTTGCGATTGTGAAGAGGGAGCAAGGTGCTCGTCAGCGCCTTGTTCCTTCTCGACAGTTGGGCGACTTTCTTCCGCTTCCATCGATTCCAGCAAAGCTTCCAGCTCTTCCAATGTTTCATTACCAGTGACGGCAATCGTGTCTTGATGGGTATTCATGGTGACTCCTTTGATTAGACGTGTCGCTGTCTGTGCGGTTAAGCGCTCTCGAAAAAACGCTTAGCGACAAAAACAACAAAGCCGAGCACAAGGCTCGGCACTGAATACTCATGGGGACTATTGCTCGCTGGACTCGAAATGCTGGCAAACCTGCATGGCGGCAGCGTAATCACAGATCATGCAGGCGAGATTTTGTGTGGCCAGTGCGGTGATAATGGCGCTCGCTTCCAGTTCGACTACTTGGCTCGCCTGACGAATCAGCGCCTCCTTTTCTGTATTCAAAAACACCGCCAACTTATAGCCCTGAACCTCAACCGCATCAGGAAATCGGGGTTTAAAACGCATTTGCCACTCGGGCAGCGAAAGAAAAGCATACATCTGATAGAGGCTCACACACGTCTCCACATCGCTTTGGTATGGTTGATAATGGTCAGTGAATTGCCGTTATCTGGCTGGCTTCTTTGAATGGCACTCTCTTTCTGATCTAAGGGATACACCGCCCCTTGAATGATGAGCTCGCGGATCTGCCCTCTTGTGAAAAGTGAGGTGGTCCAAGAGCGCATCATACGAGTGACGGTGAGCGGCGTTTGAATACCTTCACGGCTGACTTTCCATTCGCCATCAACCCCAATGGAGGCCACGGACCCCACCCGTTTCAGCCGGTAATGATGAGGCTGAGACGCATCAAACTGATTGGTCAACCAAGAGACAATTGCGCCACCGATATAGCACTGGATCCCACTGCCACCTTGAAGCAATCGAAAGAAATTATCGACCGTCTCTCCAGAAAAGAGCGCTTGAAAACTGTCGTTTCTTAACCCTTCGGCTTCAATAGAAATATCAAAATCACCAGTGAAAACCATAGGTTTATCCAATACGGCATATTGCGTTAAACCATCAAAATATGGGGCGTAGCGTTCGCGGCTCACCAAGACTCGGCGGACCCAAAGTGGCTGTTGATCGACCATGCTTACACCAAGGAAAAGTGGGCATTATTTGGAACAAGGTATCCGCTACGCAAGATCACCAGCTCATAGTGACCTGTCGCTGTAAAGGTTTGTGCGGTGATCCGCTCACCATCGAGCTCATATTGCAGTTCGACGGAGCCACCCACCTCAGCTTTTACCAACAACGAACGAAACGGCTTGGATTTATCCACCAATACCGTAAGTTCATGCGCGATACTTTTCATCAATACTCCCGCTTACAACGACTCTAATTCCGCTTTAAAAGCGGCAAGCTTTTCTGCCGAAGCTCGGTCAAGGCAAAGTCCGCCATCAGCGAGCTCAATCACGGTCAGGTTGGTTGGCCACATCGGCGAAGGTTTTCTCACTGCGCTGCACGAGACCACCATTAGCAATATGCTCACTAGGAGAATCGGTTGCCGCTTGTTTCCGCGACCGATTAATCGAATCCAAAATCGCATTCACTAACCTCATCAAAAGGGATAACCACTCGTTCATGGTGTTACTCGATACATTCCATCACTTCACACACCGCCTGTGACACCAGCGACTGAAACTCCGGCGATATCTGGTAGCCCAATGACAGCATCAGTGCCGCCAATAACGCCACCAACGCTCGGATCACTTTGCGGCTTTTCAAAATAAGACCTAGCTTATCCATAAGTTCCCCTTAAAGGTCATTATCCACTGCGGCGAACAGCAAGCACTGTGCGACTCGGCGCATCCACCCTCGTCCGTATTCGTTGAAGGTCGAAACTTTGGTGTAAAACGTGATGCGATAGGCGATGTAGCGCATCAGTAAATCATTGAGATCCATCGTTTGTGTCGCTAAAAGCGTCTTCGGACCGATAATGCCGTCAGGCTTTTCACCCACTGCGTTTTGCAGCATTTTTACGGCACGATGCCAACCATGCTGCACCGCAGCATCAAAGAGTTGGTATTGCATCGCCGGACGAAAACGCGCCATACCGAGTGCTTGCCACCAATCCTCGAAGTAAATCGCCTTCACCTGCTCGTAAGAGAGGTTTTTGATATCAAGATGTGGGTAAGTCATCGCGGCAATACCACGATTGGTGCCCTTCAGCTCACCAACGCCGACACGTCCTCCCGTCCAGTTGCCGCGATCTTTGGGGTCACATTGAAAGCCACCTTCGTGGGGCATGAGACGTTCGAACACCACATCAAACATGACGTTTCTCCAATAAAAAGCCCCCACATCCAACCAAGTATGTGAGGGCAATACAAAGCATTCGGCGTTTAAGGCTGATTTGAGATAGAGCTAATAAATTTGCGCTCAAAAATGGCAAGGATCCGCGAGCCAGCGTAACCACTGATACCACAAGCAAACCCCGCCAATTCTTGCGGCCATTCAAAGTACATCGCGGCCAAAGCACACAATGCGCCCGCAAATCCAGAGACGATGATTTGCATCAGCGCTTCTACCCAACGAAAGGGACGATTCTTTTTGCGAATATCGATGATGTAAGTCACCAGCCCTCCCCAAATCGCCATCAGCGCAAGGCCTATGGATTGGAGTTGGGTCCAGCTCTCCGGCTCTTTCAATGGCATCTCAACTCCCGACAGCCAATAAAAAACCCCGCCAATGGCAGGGCCCAGAAACAAAAAAGCTGCCCGGAGGCAGCTTTGGTATTATTGGAAAATCTACCGCAAGTTGGTTTGGAATTCAACTGTTGTAGATGAGGAAATGAATTTAGGGAAGTAACTCAGGAAGTCTCGTTTTTAGCACGTCTCTGGACAAAAGTGAGCTAGAGTCTGCGGTCTATCTCGCCTGTATAGGATTAGTAAATGTATGCCAAAAGCATCAGAACAAAACGCAAGACCTGACCGCGTTAATTTTAAAAGTTAACAGTATGTATAATAAGGTTTCTAATGATATTATAGAGTGAATGTTACTATTATTTTCATGTGGTTAAGGAATATTCATGCAAGAATGGCTGATGAAAGTATTCTTTTCTATTAACTCGGCTAAGGCCGCTTCAATAGCTCTAATCACAATCATCTTGGCTATAACAAGTTGGCAGACTGCTGACGCATTTATAATATCGCAAGGTGTACCAAGTACCTTCGCTCCGTGCTTTATAGTGGGGGGAGCATTCGTGTTAGCATTCAACTTTGTAGAGCTTGTAATGTACGGTAAGGGTCGTTTCGTTGAGTACTGCAAAGACAATAAAGAAACCTCTGAACGAACGGCTAAGAAAGAATCTGATATAGCTAATAAAAAACATGCTTTGGAGGTTTTCCAAGCCACTGCTAGAAGTGCTATTCCCCACTTACCTAGCAGGCAAATTGATATATTGATGGAGCTTCATGAAGAAGAACATGTTCAGTATCACAGGAATAATAAGGATATTTCCAATCTTCTTAAACTCAATTACATCTATACAGTAAGTCTCGTCAATGAAAAGGACTATTTATTTGCTATTAGCGCAGATGTATTTGAAGTGGTCGATTCATACTTAAAGAAACAGAGAGAAGAGCTGCTTGTTAAGTTTTGTGAAGAACTAACTGATAACGATATCGAGTTCTTAAGAATCTTCTTCGATGAAAAGATACCTTTTGGTGTGCCAGAAACAGAAATGATGCAGGCTCTAGTCTGGAGGTCGGGTGAAGCCATGCTTAGGAAAGGGGTTCTAAAAAGCAACGACAAGAAACGAAGTCAAAGGTATAACACGCACACAGTGTTTGAGTTAGTAGCAGATACTGAAAAGAAGCTTCAAGAGTTAAAAGGGTTTGGTAGTAGCTACCGACAAGAGGTTGAATTAGATTTGAGTCTTTTAATGATAGGAGGCGTAAATCACGGACCATTCTGAGCTTCTAACATTAGAAAATTTTGTTCGATATAAACATCCTTGCTCCGAGAAGAGCATTTATCCTAAGTGATTTAGGGGCAAAAATGATTCAGGGCCACTCGACTGACTTATTACTTGGCAAAGACGTTCAGGTAGCAATGCATGCAGGACCTAACTCATATTATCAGCATTTGATTTTGGGTAAATCTTGCCAACGCGTGGTGTACTGCGGGGTCAACACATCACGCTGCATTGCCCATTTCAGAGTAATACCCTGCGCAGCAAAATAAGGGGCTCACTCCAATACAGGCCATTTAGGGTATCGTAGACATGCATCAACGCAGGGTTGTTCTGATTAGGATTGAATAACTATCGATATCAAACAAGCAGTCATGTAACCATCGGAAAACCTGACAATAACATTGATTTTATGTACAGTTAATTGTCGTAATTTAACTGAGACTTTTTATGCCAAGACAGCCGAACTCTAGTAATAATCTTCTCGTTACTAGACCTAGACTTGCGAGCTTTTATTCCCCCAAAAACATCGTTCCTGTCGATCAAGTGTTCAAAGCGGACACAAGAGAATTTTTATTTATTTGTGAATTTTGTTCTAAAGAATTTATTTCTTCCCCTAGCAGAAAAAAAGGAAAATTCCAATTAGCTTACTGTCCAGAATGCCATGAAATCGAATCTCAGCACCAGAGCTTCCTTAAAATGCAAGACAACGTTGCTTCTAAAGGCTCATTAGCTGATTTGTACCCAGGCATCGCTGCTTCTTGGATAAAAGCTAGCGGCTATAGTTTCCAATATTCACCATCAACTGTCACATCTCAAGCAACAATAAACGTTTTGTGGCAGTGTCCTGATGTTAAATACCATCAGTGGACTATGCGCGTTGATAACAGAGTAAATTTTCCTAGATGTCCGTATTGTAGAAAACAACGTATACATATTTTAGAATCCTACTATACCATTTTAAAAAACAAAGGGTTACTTCAGTATCTGCATGAAGACGACATAGAGAAGGCCAAAAATTACTCAACCGGCTCAACAAAAGGCAAACTCAGACATTATTGCAAAACCTGCCATAAACCTTATTCCACAATCCCTAAAAATTTTCTAAATCTAGATGGTTGCTCTAATTGCTATAAATCAACTGCCTCCGAAACCAGACGTAAAAGGTTAGTGGAAAATAAGGGTTCTATTACCGACAATGATCAATTGTATAAACAATATTGCTACGATCAAACGTTCATTGAAGAAGAAAAGCGTAACTTATTACATCCTAAGGATGTACCACTTTCATTCACTAAAGCCGTTTGGTGGATTTGCCCCAAGGGGCATTATACTCGTGCATCCCCAGCAAATAGAAATCGTGGTCATATTTGCAGTAAATGCAGCAATAACACCTCATTGCTAGAAATTATTTTATACACAGAATTAGCGGCTCTTCCTGATATAAAAAATACAGAATTTCGTTTTATTTATAACATCAGAGGGAATGAAATTGATATTGCACTTCAAGACCTCAAGTATGCGATCGAGGTAGACGGATATGCATACCACAAGAATCGGATTAAATCAGATATACAAAAACAACTTGATGTAATCGCGAAAGGCTATCGATTCATACGAGTTCGTGATTCGCGCTTAAGCCCATTGAATGGTTCAATAAATATTTCATTCGATAGAAAACATGTTGAACAAAAGTCCATTTTCGCTGATGAGGACAGCGACAAACGCAGCCAATCCCATAACCACATTTGCAATATACTAAACCATATTTGTTCTATTGTGGGTATTAAATGTAAGTTCTATCAGCTAAAGCATATCGATAAGGCCAAAAAAATTTGGTTAGAAACAAGACAGATAAAAGTAGACGACTCTGTCGCATATTTGTATCCAGAGCTACTTAAGGACTTCGATATAACCATGAATCCACCTAACTTACTCGAAAACGTTACATATGGTTCTACTGTTCCAGTTCACTGGAAATGTCACAAATGTGGTCATAAATGGACTACAGCTGTAATGAAGCGTACGATAGAAGGCACTGGGTGTCCTGTTGATTCTGGGCAAGTTGTTTCGAAAGTAAACGCAGTTGGAACTCTATTTCCTGAAATAATTGACGCATTTGTTAATCCAGAAGAGGCATTCCAGTATACTGCAGGATCTGGACAAAGAGCACTATTCCGTTGCACATATCCTGGCTGTACTGCTGAGCCCCAAAAAAGAGCAATTAAAGATGTTATTAAGAGAATCCAAAGATCTTGTACGACTGAATTTTACACCTGCAAGCATCAATAGATTCTATACTTTGTTTATATAATTAGAGTTTCATTTTAACCCTTTTAAGTTTAAATATCTTCTATAGTTTTTAAAAATGATCATTTTCAAATAATTATACTGAGAAGCGATTCAGGGCCACTCGACTGACTTATTACTTGGCAAAGACGTTCAGGTAATGCATGCAGAATCTAACTCACATTATCAGCATTTGATTTTGGGTAAATCTTGCCAACGCGTTGTGTACTGCGGGGTCAACATATCACGCCGCATTGCCCATTTCTGAGTGATACCCTGCGCCGCCAAAAAAAGGGTATCACTCCCATACCGGCCATTTAGAGTATCGTAGACATGCATCAACGCAGGGTTGTTCGGATTAGGATTGAATAAATCTGGTTGTTCATGTTGCCCATCAACAAGGTCAAGCAAACCCACGCCAATCTTATAAAACCGAATATCCTCCTGAAACAATTGCTCAGCCAATAAAGAGGCAATCTGGGTCAATTGCGTCACATCAGATGTCGGATAAGCAAATCTATGAATCGCTCTACGTACAACCGAATACTCGTCAAACGGTGAGCTATTTGCAAAACAGAGCATGACTCGACAGAGTGATTTTTGTTGACGGGCCTTATAAGAGGCAATATTGGCATGTTTACACAGGGCTTGCTTCAACGACTCAATATCTGTAATTCGCTGCCCTGCACTACGCGTAGAAAAAATCTGTTTCTTATCGGCTCGAGCTACATCCCATCCTTTGCATTTTTGTCCATTCAACTCACGAACGGTACGTTCAACCTCAACGTTAAACTCTTTCCTAATGAGGGCGGGAGGATAGTTAGCCAGTTGTAAAGCGGTTTTAATGCCCATTAGCTGTAGGCGCTGTCCAAGTTTACGACCGATGCCCCACACATCAACTGCTCGTAATTGAGATAACACTATTTGACGCTCTTTTTCATTATCAAGTACACAAACACCCTGATAAGCATCCAATTTTTTTGCGGCATGGTTAGCCACTTTAGCGAGTGTTAATGTACTCCCAAAGCCAACACTTACAGGAAGACGGCACTCACGCCAGACTGTGCGTCTGAGTTCCATGCCTAATTTTCTAAAACACGAGATGGCAGGAAAGCTATGCTCAAATGAAAGGAAAGACTCATCGATACTGTATATGTGTTGCTCGGGCGCGAATCTCCCGATCACCTGCATCATCTTTGACGATAAGTCGGCATACAATTCATAGTTTGATGAAAGTGCAATAACGCCTTTTTGCTCACAAAGCGCTTTAACCTGAAAGTAGGGTTTAAACTTCTCAACACCCGCTTCCTTTGCTTGGCGGTTCGCGGCCACAACGCAACCATCATTGTTTGATAACACTATGATGGGCTTTCCTCGCCAATCCGGACGAAAGACTTGTTCAGCACTACAGTAAAACGAGTTAGCATCAACTAAAGCAAACATCACTGATCACTCAATATCTGATTACGTCGATGGAAACGAATGGAGCTAACCACAACGCCTTCTAAAGAGAAGGTATCAAAATCGTGGATAGCGACAGGCTGCATTTTCTCATTTGCAGAGAGCAATAATCGACGACGAATATCGAGGATCTTACATACAAACTCTCCATTAAAATTCGCAACAATAACATCGTGATTCATCGCTTCAAGATGACGATCAACAATCAGCAAATCGCCATCAAATATCCCCACTCCTTGCATAGAATCGCCACTCGCTTTACCAATAAAAGTGGCGCTCGGATGCTGGATAAGTAAACCATCAAGATCAATGGAGAGTTGTTTGTATTCAGTTGCAGGACTTTCAAAACCTGTAATGCCCGCACTTGCGTAAATAGGTATGACTTTCATATAACCTTACTGTATTTATATACAGTATTATTTTTATATTGAAATCACGAAAAAGCAATTTAAAAACGATACTAAGTTACAAATTCCCCGTCCTCTCATCGAGCATTTGAGAGGCGTTTGTCCAAATGTTTGTAATCAATACACTTTCAAATCGAACCTGCTACATCTGTTCAATCATGGCCTCTACGGTTTGCAGCATCTGGCTTTGCATTTGGCTCATTTCGAGATTGAGGCTTTCGATTTCTTGCAAAATCCGCTTGGGTTTGGCGTTGTCATGGCATTGGCTCTTGCGATGGCATCTCAACTCCCGATCAACGTATAAAAAACCACGCCATTGGCAGTGTTCAAAAATAAAAAAGCCACCCGAAGGTAGCTTTGATATTTTTGGTCTTAATCTGAGATTGGGAACCATTTAATTTCAATCATTAGACCACATCTAATTCAGGGAACCTGTCAAGAACCATATCCACTAAAACATCATTGGGTAATGTAAACAATTCGGTTACAGGCACTTGATATTTATTGCTATATTCAAAAATTGTTTCTCTGATCGAATGTTCATCCATACCTGTATTGTTCAATGTTATACCAATAACAGGAGCTCCCGAAAAATGTTCTATCAAATCGATTTCTGCTCCCAGTTCAGGCATTAAATATTCTTCGGAGCCACTTAAATAAACACGCATAGGAGAATGTTGTAGAATGATAGCTGTAGGTTGAGAGCCTCGAATGATAGAGGCACTAGTACAAAACGAAGGATGACTAAGTGCACCTTGCCCTTCTATGACTATCACATCTGGCTTCTCATTCTCATAGGCCTCTACAATCACTGCCTCAAGCTCACCCACACAATATTGAGAAGGAACAGCATCTAGCGCAACACCGTAACTTGAGCCTTGAATCAAGCCAGTTTGCCCAGTTGCAATCATAACTGCGTTTAAACCACTATTTTTCAACATTCTTGTTAATGCTAAAGCCGTTGTGCGTTTTCCTATCGCACAATCCGTACCCATCACTAAAATTCTTGGACAAAGTACATTTTGAATACGATTAGAAAAAATCTTTAAGTCTTTCGTGGGTCTCGGCTTTCTGATATCAACAATTTTTACATGATGCTTCTTTGCCGTTTCAACAAACTCCGGGTCCTCATTTAAGAACTCATGCAAGCCAATGACAATATTCATACCAAGACGCATAGCTTTATGAATTAGCTGTCTTTCAATTAAAGTTAAATGTCCACTATCCGGTGCTAAGCCATAAATAAAATATTCAGGTATACATTCACTAATGGAAATAGCTTGACTTAAGCTCGAGCAAATCGGAATTCCATTTTCAATGCCATTAAGATACAAACCACTGTCTTGTCCCGCTTTTGTACTATCAATGATGGACATAATATTGAAACGATTTGACTCTCGAATAAGACCATTCGCTGTTTTTCCAGTATTTTCACCAAAGTAACCTTCACAATATACAATGGCCGTTTCTCTCTGTTGTGGAAATAAATTAGATTGAGGTAAAGAAGCTCCTTGAAGATACTGACTCGTACTCATTTTTCGTGTTGTAGAAGACATGATAAGACCTAACTCTGTTAGGCTTAGGAGGGCAAAATGGGGAGGCTAGTTTTTCCAGTTTCGACAAAATGTCCCCACTAAGCTGTGGGGGATAGCAAACACTGTAGCACGTATTTCAAAATACCCGTAAGACATTTGAACACTTTTCAACCAACAATGTTCACATCTAGACAAACCACATTCTTAGGTACTAAGTAAGTTCATGAATACTCGTATTTTATATTATTAGACTCGTACATGCCTGCGTGAACCAAAGAAAACGGCTGTTTAATGAATCCTTGAGGATGGAGAACCCGTACAATATCGTAAGAAAAGAAATCCTAAAGATGCTGACAGGATAGAAGCTGAAAAAATACCTATCTTAGCAAACTGAATTTGCTCAGGGGTATACGCCAACTCGGCGATAAATAGAGCCATTGTAAACCCGATACCCGCTAACATCCCCCCACCAATAATCATATTCCACTGCAGATTATCGGGACGCTTGGCTATATTTAATTTAACTGCAAACCAACTAAATAATAGAACACCAATAGGTTTTCCAAAGACAAACCCGGTAAGTACCGCAAGCGTAATTGGTGAGAAAAAACTGGTTCTCTCTAACACAACACCAGCATTTGCTAACGCAAATAATGGCATGATTAGAAATCCGACCCAGGGATGCAACATGATCTCTAATCGCTCAACAGGTGAAAGAACTTCCCGTGCCGCAGCACCTGCAGTTTTCAAAGTAAGACGCTCTATATTATTGCCACTCCAGTGCCCACGAGGTGACGCAGAAACTATCGTGTTCATAATAGTATAGAGGCGCTGTTTGCTAACCCATTTACTTGTCGGTGTTAACAAGCCAAGGATAACACCGGTTAATGTCGGATGTACGCCAGAAGCATCAACGGCTAACCACACTAAACCCCCAGCAATAGAAAATAGTCCAATGCTGCGGATCCCCATAAAAGACATGAGGCGAACCATTAGAAACCCAAGAATTGAAAAACAAATAGCAAGCCACTTGATATCTTCTCCATAACCAATGGCAACCACCAAAATAGCCCCGATATCATCCACAACAGCCATTGACAACATGAATACCCTTAAGCTTTTAGGGATATTCTTCCCTAATAAAGCAAGGCATCCAATAACAAATGCTGTATCCGTTGCCATAACCGTACCCCAACCATTTTGCCCGGGCTCTCCAATTTGAAGGGTTAGGTAGAAAAAAGCAGGAACCAACATTCCCCCGAGAGCCGCCGAAATAGAAAGCACGGCTAACTTAGGGTTACGTAGTTCACCCAATACGAGCTCACGTTTAAGTTCTAATGCGATAAGAAAGAAAAATATTGTCATTGCAGCGTCATTAATCCATGAGTGTAATGATCGCTCAAACACAAAAGAACCAATTGTAATACCTAGCGAAAGCTCCCAAAACTTGGCATATGACTCACTAAGAGGTGAATTCGCAATAATAACCGCACATAAAGTTGCAATAAACAATACAATCCCAGCTGCCGATTCAATCGCAATAAATCTAGTAATAGGCTTTGAGAACCAGTCAATATACTCTTTAGGTAACTGAGTTAAATTCGTGGTAGTGGGTTTTCTAGATTTGAAATTCATATTCAGTATATTATCCATCAACGAAAACACGTCACTCCAACGTAGTTTATAAATAATCTACGCTAATTCATCAAAGCAAGATTTATTTCGCTAAATATATTGGCACACATAAAAATGTGTGCATTGGTAGGCAAGAGATGATTTCTTGTTTTTAATAATACATATCGAGTTCAAACAGTTTATCTTGTTCTCTTTTCAACAAGATATCTTCAATTCGTCTTCTCACTTGGTTCAAGTTTTCAGTCTTATCCTGATTAAGATCATCATTTTTATTTATTTTTTTCTTATTTCTTTTTTTCATAATCAAATCCTCATAAAAACCGTTAATCTCTAACGATAAAAATTCCCAAGTATAGACTTTTACCATCCAATATTTCACCTCTGCCTGTCTCTTCACAGAAAGAGAAATGAAGATCCTTATCAAAAAATCTTATTTTAGGTACTTTGTTCCGTTTCAATATATCACTATTAAGCTGATGTATTGATGCAGACCAAGATATTTCATTGAGGTATAGATGAAAATCAACTCTGAACAAATTCTATTTTTTCTGCGGTGATGCTTTATCACGTTTAATATAATACCAATACAATTGGCGACTAGTTCTTCGAGTCATTGGACTCTCGTTAAATTTCAGAAAATCGGAGGTGTTTACAATAAAAGCTGTATATTGATGCACCTCCCTCCACTTTTAAGCAGGAATGACATTCACAGCCTGTGGACCTTTACTTCCCTGCTCGATACTAAAACTGACTTTTTGACCTTCAAATAAAGTTTTAAAACCATCTGAAGCGATTGAATTGAAGTGAACAAATACATCAGAGCTGCCACTGTCAGGAGTAATGAAGCCAAAGCCTTTACTTTCATTAAACCACTTAACCGAACCTGTTAATTTATTAGACATAAATACCTCGATAAACATAAAAAACTAATATACGAAGCTATTTAATGGGATAAAGGTAAGGTACCGAAGGAGTAATATGACGAAACGATTCGAAAGAGAACTAGGAAGATACTTGAACTAAATTATTCATTAATAGCCCGCATTCGTGAGCTCAATACACTATACACTTTGTACACAGAATAGACAGCCATTTTTCTTTTATTTGATTTGTCATTTAAAATCAGTAAGTCAGCCACATTAAGTCTTTAGCAAGGTAAATTTTTTAGCAGTATCTTGATTTATAATCCTTTCAATTCTATCGAAACGACGCAAGCATGAGTCACATCTGTTCAATCATGGCCTCTACGGTTTGCAGCATCTGGCTTTGCATTTGACTCATTTCGAGATTGAGGTTTTCGATTTCTTGCAAAATCCGCTTGGTTTCGGCTTGGGTTTTGGCATTGTCGTAGCGCTGGCTATCGGTTAAACCTTCTTCGCGCTGCGCCTTGGCCATGATGTTCTTTGCTTCGCTTTCCAGTTTGAGGACCTTGGCCTCCATTTCCCGCATCTGCAACTCAAGCTGCTTTTGCTGAAGCTGTTGCTCCTGCTGCTTTTGCGCGGCTAATTCGGCCTGCTCTTCCTCTGTCATATCCTCCGGCTCTTTTTCAATATTCAGCGCCGCTCGGACACGCTCCATAAACTCTTGCTTATTCGGCACATCGGTAAGCTCAAGCACTAAATCAATCACGGTGATTTGGACCTCTGGCGGCAACTGCGCGGTGATCATCATCATTCGCTCTGCCAACTGAGATTTGTAAGCAGCGGTTTGCTGAATGGGAGCGAGCGCAATATGGGCGCGTAAGCGGGTTAAATCATTGGTCAGTAACCCTTGTTCATCGACATGGTTCATTACCACGGTTTTGCGCTTTCGCTTGTCATTTCGGTTGATCACAATCGCTTTATTGTGCTGCTCACGCATATCCTCAAGGATGTACCCCAGTAGCAGCTCACCCAATAGCTGCGATCCAAAGTTGTAGTTATCGTTGATTTCGGCAAGCGTTGTCGCCCCTTGCTCCACCAGATTGGCAATCGCAATCCCACTGGTCGCGTTGGATTCTTGCCCCAAAAAGGCTCCATAAACACCCATGGTATCTTGGATAAGCTTCATCGAATCCTGCATCACATTAAATTGCTGCGCGGCGATATTGAAATCTTGTTGGACCTGAAACACTTCGCTGATGGATTTTTGGTTTTTCCGCTGTGGGTTGAGCTTAATCAGGCCATCGGGTCGTTCAACCTCTTCTAAAATCTGTTGTTGGCTCATATTGGTGGCATCTTCATCCATTAAGACTCGTTTGGCCTGCAGTAACCACGTCAATTTAATGCGCCTAAAGTTGACTTCATCTTGCGCTGGAATGGCCCGAGCAATCAGACCATATGGCTCACCACTGGCGTCTTTGCGAAATCCCCAGAACGGCACGATGGGAAACTGGCCATTAGGTGCGGCACAGTCACGGCTCAATAAGTGATACATCCCGGCGTACCACTCTTCTTTAATCCGGCTGACTTGAGCCTGCCGCAGTGTGGCTCTCTCCATCGCCAGTGCCATCGCATGAGCCAGATCGTTCGGGTCAAACTCCATCACACGCCCATCTTGGGTTTCAAGCACGGCTTTGCGTTCTATATGACGCACATACACAATCTGCAAACGAATACGCTCACGGTTATGGGATAAATACTCCGAATGATCCCGTGACCAGTGATTAAACGCCTCATGTGCACTGGTCAACAGTGGGTCGAGCCCTTCGAGATTTTCAACATCAACGAATCCACGCCAATCCTTTTTCGCGTATTCCAGTACCTTCGCTTTATGGGGAACCAGACTCGCGAGCTCATCAATATCGATCCAGCGCATACGCATCACCCAGCGACAATCGCTCCAGTCGGGTTCAGTGGAGAACCAGTCCCAAAACACTTCATCACGAGGGATAAGCTTGATTTTGTATTTAGGCCCGAACGGGTTCGGATTTCGGTATGCCTCAACAAACCCCACGCCCGCTTTGATTTGCGACCCATACGCCTCTGAGCGTGCTTTATCGAGTCGACCTAGCCGAGCCGCATCCGCAAACTCGGCATTCACGGCTTCCGCCATCAGTTCCATTTGTTCATCGGGATCATCTGCACACACCAAAAGGTCGGTGCGTGTTTTGGCTTCCATCCCGAGGACACCATCAATGGTCGGCGCAATCAGGTTATGGATTGTGGTGGGCTGGCCACGCTGTTTAAGCTTATCTTTGACTCGCGGATCAAGCTGATCGCCATCGTAGTACGCGGTGGCAACTTTTGCAGCGCTGCGCCAGTCAGGTTGTCCATCAATGTCGGAGAGAATACGCAGCATAAAAGTATCGAGTTTTGCGTGTTGCATCATTTGGTCTGCCAATGATTGTTAGAAGGATCGCGTTTGAGGTCTTCTGACTTCACACGCTTTGGCATACGTGCACGGGCTTCTTGGGCGAGCATATGACTCATCACTTGGTCATCAAAACACCCTTCCTGAGCGTTCATCGCTCCCTTTTTGTCGTACACATAGCTGTGGTATTCCGAAATAGTCCCCATCCAACGAATGCCAGAGACGCCGTTTTGAAAGAGCGTCTTCATGCCTTCAGTGAGGATAGGTTTGGATTGTTTGGTGGTTAACCAGCCGAGCTTGACCGTCTCATCATCGTTGTCGCGATCTAGGTATTGCTCTGAATAGATGTAAGGTGTGGGGTAGATTTCTCGAAGCTTTTGAATAAAGGCATGGCCGTGGTTATTGCGCTCAGGCATCACGTAAGCGTTGCCGTATAAAATCGCGATATGTTTAACCAGATAAGCCAATAACTCAGCATCGATATAGCCAAACCAGTGGGCCACTTGCTCACCATCGGATTTTTTCACAACATCGATACTACTGCGATCGCCATGCTCTAGCCCTTCGGCAATATCCACACCCAGCGCATACTCTTCATCCTCATCGAACATTTCCCACATCAGCAAAAGGTTCATCGCGTTGCGCTGCATACGAAGCGGATCGTGACTCTCTATCGAGTGCACCCGAGTTAGGTTTCCCGTCATAGGTTCAAGGTCATAGACCAAGAAGGGGGCAAGAACATCCGCTTCCGCGGCCATAATATGGACAGGATTAAACACCCGACGCCCTGAGGTTAAAAACGCCTCCAGCGGCGTGGACGGGAATTCCTGTTTCATCTCCTCGCCCTGCATGGCTTCTTTTTCGAGATACCACTGCTTTTGCTCATCATCGAGCTGGCAGCCCATCGATTTTTCGACTCCGGTAAAGTACTCAGCCATCACTTTCGGCACTACGAGCCCATTCATCGGCACTTTTGAGCGGTATTTCGGATCTTGCCACCATGCGAAAAAATGAAACTGATAATCCTCGCGGCTCAGCTCTACCCCACTTTTGGCTTGCTCCATAGCGCGCATGCACATGGTATAGAAATCGCCCCCGACACCTTCTGCCGTCGACTCAATAAAACAGATCGCATTCTGGTGAATCGCGTTAAGCGTACCGGTTTTCACCTCTTTGGCTTTGTGTGGGTATTTCGCACAAATTTTGCCATGCTCAGAAATATGCAAGCGCTGCACAGTACCGGAACGAAAGGATGTGGCGACCTGAATACTTGAGCCGTTCTTAAACACCATACGCCCACCGTTGGCTCCACTCTTACGCTCTTCGGTTGGGATTGCCGCCTTGAGCCATGCCGGAAGGTTGTCATAAGGTACTTCCACTTTGGTTCTGAAAATCTCCCCCGCGGCTTGTTTGTCCTGCGCGACGATGCCGCACTTAAGCCGTTTATTGAATAGCGCTTCATCGAGTAGGTAGATATCAATGGCGGTCGAAAAACCAAGCTGGCGCGCTTTTAGGATAATGTTGCGATGGCCCATCATCTTAAACAGCAATGCTTGGGCAGGGCGAAGCTTGAACGTTACCAGCTCGCCATCTTCATTCTCTATTTTGTAGAGATGATTGAGCCGCCACCACTTATTGCTCAGCCGAGAAAAAAGAAAAGCGCGATCCTGCGCGCTTATCTTCTCTTGAGGGACGGAACCAAGGTTAATCATTCAGTACGAACCCGTCCGACCCCATCTCTTGAATTTCTTGCACAATGTCGGCAATCGCAGTTCCAAGCCCGGCAGACTCTTGTGCAATACGCTCAGCTTCCAATTCCGTTTTCTTCACCTGAGCTTTAGTTCGCAGTAGAGATTCCACGCGCGCCATGTTTCTATCAACAATGTTGTCGGTGCTGACGTAGAGCTCATACAGTTTGACGCGTTCAGCCAGCGCCAAGCCTTCCTTACCAAGCTCGGCTCCTATCTTCTGGTAGGTTTCCATGGCTTTCAGCACCCGCGCCCGACAAAACACAATCTCGTGGTCAATGTCCGAGTTCGCTGCATCAAAAATGGCATCTGGATCATTTAAGCGCTGTGCATAGCCATTGTGTTTGGTTGAGCACTGGTTGCCATGAATAAACCGCCCACTTTCATCGCGTTGATGAGTCGTATCTAGATGCAAAACACGCTGTAAAAATTGCGCATGGGTCGGTTTCGGTGAGTGTTGATCAGTCAAGTGATCAGTAAACTGATCACTTTCACTGATCACTGATGCTTTTTCACCCTTACCTTTTGATTTAAAAACCTTTTCTTCACCACCCCCTCCTAACTGATCACATTGAGCGAGCCGTTCCACATCGGGCGAAGAAGTGATAGCACGTGGGGATTGAACGTTTTTTGCTGAGTTTTCGCTGTTTTCGAGTGGCGAGTTCAACACCTGCAGATATCGACGCGCCGTGTTGTAATTGATTTGGTTTTGATCGCACCACGCTTTGATTGTGATGCCTGTTTGTTCAAACGCGAGTTTGTACTCTTGTTGCAGCGCTTTCCAATCTCGTTTTGCCATCATTAAGGCTCCCAATCGCGAGCAATAAAAAAGGCCGCATCAAAAGATGCAGCCTCGCTATTGTTGGAAAATCTACCGCAATTACCTTGTCATATCAATGAGCGACTCGAGTTTACTCAATCTTCAAATTCAGCAGATAAGCGCATTTCAAGCGTCGAAAGTGCCTCGGCTTCATGCCGATACAATTGCGTTCTCCACTCTTGAAGTAGGTGAACAATCGCAGGCCAATGGCGAATGATGAGCTCTTTGTGAGCCGGCAAAGCTGCACCCAAAAATGAGGCTTTCCAATCCGCTTCCGTCGTTCGAAACTCACCTACACCATCACAACTCTCACAAGGTCGCTGCGTTTTGGGAATAACGCCTGTTGCTTTGCAACGCGGACATTTTGCGGATTCTGCCGCCTTTTTCTGCGCGTAATCGGCCAATAGCTGCTTCTGCGCGTCAATACGCGTTTGGTGTGACGCAATGTTGGCTTGCAAACGACAGCTCTCAAATGGATTGGTTTTGATCTCAATTGCTCGCTCCATCGAGCGCATGGCTTTGCTAAGTGCTTCAATCGATTTCTGGGTCCTCGCTGCGTAGGCGCTGTATCGACGCCAAACCGAAGCCAGACGAGCTTGCTGACTGTCTATCGGAACATTCAACACATCCGCCATGACCAGATAATGCAAATGTTTAAGCTCATTCGAAGCCAAACTGATCTCTAAGCGATGAACCTCCAGTGATCCAAGAAAATCCCTCAATACCACCAACGAATAAGCACAATGCAAGTATTTGGCATTAAGGATTGCCATACCGATAGGATTATCGCGCTGCGCTAAGCCCATCGCACCGAGAAGCTGCTCTTTGGTCGGTCCATTTTTACTGACAGACTCTTCCCATTTCATGGTTCTTGCGGCGCTTAATAGTGTTAAAAGCTCAAGCTTTTTACTCACTTTCGTGACTCCTTACTCTGAGAATATGGTCTAAAAATGGCAAAACGGTATGGGCTCATTACATCAAGACTCATCCGCTCGCACCGAAAGCTCTCGGAGCCAACTTTCTCGTTGAGCCATCATGGCCTTGATTTTGCGCTCAGCCGATTGCGCAGCCTGCTCTGATACCGCGGACTTTCGCTGTTTAAATGAAATCAGCGCGACGTTCTCGTTATTAATATCGATTTCAATTTGCTGGATCTTTTGCTTCAACAACTGCGCATCATCAATGGGCTTTGCCGCAGTCTGAGACACCGCGACGATTCGCCCCTTGTCTTGCTCTTTGCAAAGCCAAGCGTGGATAAATCGCTGGATCCCTTGCGCGGTTTTCTGGCGTGTTGGGTTTGCCTGACACCAACCGATCATGTTGCGAAGCTGTTGGTGAATATCAACGACAGGATAGAGCGAGCGCCATTCCACCAACTGAGATTGGGTCACCGGATACGAAACATTTTTACCTTTGAGTGGGATCTCAAACACAACCGGATCCAAAATAGGATCAGTTTGAGCACTGAAAAGCGGCGCATCACCTTCTGGTGGATCTAATAATGGATCTATTGATGGTTTATAGCCGAAATCCGACCTACCCCCAGCCGAGATCTGACCTACCCCCTCGGGTAAATTCGTCTGTTCGTATTTCGAATGTTCGAGTTTTGAATGGACGAAATCCGTCTGTTCGAAATCCGACTGTTCATCGGCGGTAGATTTCAATCGCTTCACGGGCAGTTGATATTGGTTATTGGAACGCACTAATCGACCTGAATCGGCTTTCTTGAACTGGTTTCGTTTCACAATCCAGCCCCCCGCTTCCAACTTCTTCAAGGTTGCTTTGACTGTAGTTGGAGAGACACCACTTTTACGGGCGATGGTTTCAATCGAAGGCCAGCACACGCCGGCATCATCAGCATGATCCGCCAGACAAAGCATAATGAGTTTGTCAGAGCCCTTGAAAAGAGAAATATCCCATACGTAGCTCATTACCTTAACGGACATCGTATTACCTCAATGATCAATCTATCTAAAGCCACTGGCCGTCTACGAATAGTTCCCCATGGCCAATAGAAAGCCCGTTCCCTCGCAATCAGAAAGTGATGAAGTAAGCTTGCCACCAACCAGATCCACTCACCGAGCATTCGGTACGGAAAACATGGCATCCTCTTTCTAACCACGGACCAATCCCTCATAGACAGCTTTGACATACAGACGCTTAGCTTCATAAAGGTCAGCCATTTCGTCGTAGGTAATCTCGGTTTGCTGGCCTTCCTCAACCTTGAACAGACGCCATTGAAGATTCTCAATCCGAGCTCTTAATGCTATTCTTCCCATCACTGCTTCTCCGAAGTGGTATGTGAAATTTCCTCGCAAGACTTTTCACTCGGCTTTAAACCGTTGCCGCGGTTTAAAGCCAACTCTCTTTCCTCATCCAATACCCGAAGGTAATGCTCACACTTATCCTTCAATCGCTGAATTTGATCTCTTTCGAAAGTTAATGTCTCCTGCCCCTGCGATAACGCTACGCGACAGGTATTCACCGTGATGCAGGCAAGCTGCTCCACAGTGGTCCAAAATGAGTTTGTTCTCATGCTCTGCCCCTCTAGATTTACTGTTAGTTTGGTAGACCAACGACTAACCACATTTTGTTTCCTGCCGCGTATCAAAAGCTGGCTCAGGAAAAACATCATCGAATGAACAACTTGCCCCTAGTTCATTCAAAGCTTTAACAATTTTCCATGCCATCTCGTAGCTAGGCTTACGATTACCATTGGCATAGTGATTTACGGCCCCTTGGGAAATACCGATACTTTTCGCAAGCAATCCCTGTGACTTGCCAATGTTTTTAAGAATCTGCTTGATATTGGTCATGTAAACATTTTGCCTCCATAGGAACATGCATAAAGATTACGAAATGGAATTTACAAAAACAAGATAAATTACATTTTGGATGTTTTAAGTGTGATTACATTAAGTAATAATCATCGTTATGAAGATGGATTGGAAAGATCTGGTTAAGGCCAGAATGAAAGATAACGGCATCACTCAAGCCGTGCTTGCAGAGCGTTTGGACAAATCCCAAAGCGCGATTGCTCATTGGCTGGGTGGAAATCGTAAGCCGAGTATCGAAGAGATAGCCGCTATGATGAAAATCGTAGGGTTAGAACACGTCACTCTAAATTCTGATGGATTAGTGGAGTATCCCGATGAAGCATGGGCGAATATTTCACGTCCCCAAATACAACCTTCGTACCAGAAGTCTTTCCCCGTTTTAAGTTCAGTACAAGCAGGAATGTGGTCAGAAGCAATTGAGCCTTATACCGCCGAGGAAATTAATGAGTGGTACGAAACCACTGAACGAACAAGTGAACGCTGCTTTTGGTTGAGAGTTGAAGGTGACTCCATGACATCTGGCGTAGGGGTCAGTTTTCCTGAAGGCACTCTTGTTCTGGTGGATACGGAGCGAGATCATCAGAATGGTTCTCTGGTTGTGGCTAAGCTGACTGATGTAAATGAAGCAACATTCAAAAAACTAGTTATTGATGCTGGTCAGAAGTACTTAAAACCGCTCAATCCCTCCTATAACGCCATCGCCGTTAATGGTAACTGTAAAATTATCGGTGTTGTTATTGATGCAAAGTTAAAACTTTTTTAGCAACCTCCCACTAGATACGAACCGCCAGCAAGGCGGTTTTTTGTTGTCCAAATTGTAACAATCAGACATTCCCTATCTTGTAAAAAACCTAAAAAACTCCAATTTGTAATTTACAATAAAATTCCAATATGTAATATTGAATGCGAGACTAATGACGCATATCAAGGGCAACTATTGCTCATAGCCAAAAATTACAATGCGAGGAAATATCCATGGCGGCAACCATTGATACCCAATACGGAACAGTAACCACTTCACCACCTTACTTTAGCCAACGATTACATCGCTCAGTAATCGCGCTAACGCTTTATCCCACTGACGATAGCTGGGGGTTAAGCCGAGAATGCCCTGCAGAAATCACGATTACACCATTATTTCTCAACATGTTTGCCAATGATGCCGCTCCACTCGCTAAAAAGCTTGGCGCGATGCACTCCATCAAAAAGGTTGGTGAACAAGATAGCATCGAAAGGTAGGCAATATGAGTCAATCACAAATTTCCATCATCACTCTTAAAAAAGCAGCCGAGGTCATAGGCCTCAGTGCAAAGACGTTAAGAGAGAAAGCTCTCGATGGGTTTTATCCATCAACGGTCATGAAAAAAATTCGTGGTACTTGGATGATTGATATTGAGGAGTGGAATAAATGGCATCGAACCAAATAACGGATAATCTTCCATCAGGCATTGAAGTACATGGCAACAGCTTAAGGATCGTCTTCTACTATAACGGCAAAAGATATAGAGAATCCTTAGGTCTAACACCAAACAAACAAAACATAAACTTTGCTAGACAGAAAAGAGAAGCCATTCTCTATGAAATGAAAATCGGGACTTTTAACTACTCCGCGCATTTTCCAGAGTCGAAACACGCATCAGGTGTCCCTCAAGCAAAGAACTTACTACAACTCACGAAGCAATTCCTTGCCTCTAAAGATCACGATATCCGCCGATCTACGTTGCAAAGATATGATTGGGTGTTAAGGGATTTTATTGAAATATATGGAAAAACCAGAAGTAGCGACACTCTTTCACCACGGACTTTGACGGAGTTTCGCCAAGAGCTCGTTAAAGGAAAAACGGGTCGCACCATTAATCGAAATCTGGTGACAATCAACGCCTTCCTTGCTTGGCTCTATAAAATGGAATACGTCAATCGCGATTTGTCCAAGGTTTTGCAAAGAGTTAAAGAAAGCGAAGTCGATATTCAGCCCTTTTCGATGGCGGAGATCGACAGCATTTTGAAACACTGCCACCAACTGCAGCACCGCAATATCGTGACCTTGCTTGTCTATAGTGGCATACGCAGTGGCGAGCTTTGTGCACTGGCGTGGGAGGATGTGGATTTTCAGAATAAAACGATTCATATCCGCCGTTCAACTTATGATATGCGCGGATTAAAAACCACCAAAACAGACAAAGAGCGGTTTGTTGACCTACTGCCACCCGCTTTAGATGCTTTAAAAGCTCAACAATATTTAACCTACTCGTTCGAGCCTAAAGAGTACGATGTCGAATTACCCGGTCAGGCCTACAGAAAAGAGTCTCTGCGTTTTGTGTTCAATCCCAAAGTCGTTCGGGAGCAGAAGGTCAGTGGATATGACTATTACGGTAAACGTGCACTAGGCCGAATGTGGACGGCACTGTGTAAAAAAGGAGGCGTCCGATACCGTAATCAGTATCAACTTCGACATACCTACGCCAGTTGGATGATCACTCACGCTAACGTCAACGTGAGTTACTTGGCACAACAAATGGGTCACGCAGATATCACCATGGTCGCAAGGGTCTACGGTAAATGGCTCGTTGAATCGAACAAGAAAGAATCCGAACGGGTATGGCAAGAACTAGAAAAAGTAAGGAATCAATAACCGCCAAAAGGCGGTTTTTGGATCCTACCGAACAGAATCCCCATAACTCCTACAACCAACTAGATCGACATGACAACAAACTTTTGCCCCTTTGTGTGTTTCGATTGCGATTTGCCCCAGAGTATGGTTTGAAGTTTGAGTTACTTTTACTATCACAAATACATCGAGTAATGTGACCAGGTTACCTCATAACCAACATGCCCACCCTCTCTGAATATAAGAGGATGGGTAGATTATAATCCCGTACCAATCAGGTGTGGCCCAGAGGGGACGGTATCGTTCTAGATTAACTTGAAAACACTTCCTTCAAGTGTGCCTTATACCTTTCAAAGTCGTTTTCTATCTGAGGATTTTTTATGACATCATTACACATAAATGTTCTCAAAGGAGACATTCCCAAAAACTGATGCGCTTTATGAAATGGTAAGTACACACCATCAACGCCTACCCCTTCAAAAAACTGAGAAGGATCAGTAAAAGTTTCTTGTGGGGCATTCCATGTAACTGAAAGCATATATTTTTTACCTTGGATCAATCCGCCTGAACCATAATTTTTGTTATTATCACTTCTTGTTCTACCATCGCTTTGATACAAACGGCCATGACCAATGGTAAACACTTCATCAATATACTTTTTAACAATCCATGGTGTTCCCATCCACCATGCTGGATTTTGATGTATAACGACATCTGACCATAACCATTTCTCGATCTCAGTTTCTATGTCGTAACCAATGTCTACCTCAGTCACTTTGACGCTATGGTTTAACTCGGTCAAATAACTTTCAGCGAGCTCTACCAAACTATTGTTGAGTGCTCCTGCGGAGTGAGCAAATTTTTTACCGCCGTTGACTATCAATACATTGCTCATTTTAGTCATCCCACTTTGGTGCAAGACCAT